AGCAGCGCATTGCAGCAATTAGTGGGTTGGGCCTTCTTCACAGACAGTTCCTTCAAAGATGGGCTGCAGGTCTGGGTATGTGTTCAGCAGAGCCTTCACCGTCAGGTCTTCCATTGTGGGCTGGTACTTGTCGTCTGGAATGTGACAGCCAATTGCACAAGAGGTGCCATTTTCACCTCGATATTTGCATTCCATACCACCGTACTCGTTCGGCCCCATCGCAGCAACACCCTGCTTGCGCAAGTGGTTCAGGGTTTTGGTGAAGAATTCTTGATTATTCATGACATTGCCTCATCAAGTGCGGTTTCAGCCCCTTCAAGTTCTGTCTCGATGGCGTCCATAGCCTGCACGGCAGTGTCGAGACTGTCGATGGTCGATCCAGCCTTGTCGCCCTTTTCACTGCCTTGCAAGCCTTCCGGCATGTTGTCGAAGTACTCTTGCTCCTCGTCTTTGATGGTTTCGATTTCACTGCGGAGGTCTTCTACGGTAGTCCGCATTTCAGTTACCTTGTCCAGCAGCAGGCTGATGGCTTTGCGTCGTTGGTCGTTCATGCGTTTCTCCTGATGTAATCTTCAATGCGGTCAGCCACTTGGGCCGGAGTAGGTTTGCCCACATAGTGAACGGAGTCAAATAGGTGGTGTGAGCCCTCTGGATTCAGGTCGAAGAACTGTCGAGTAGCACACCACGCTCGGAAAGTACCGAAACTTGGCGTACCGTCCCACTTCAAGCCTTGATCTTGGAACGGCTTGTGGGCACAGGCCCAACCCACAGCACAGCCTGATGTGCCGCAGGCTTCGTCCTGTAAGTGGGCGTCTGTGAGTTCAGACGCACCACAGTAGATTTTAGCCGTGCCGCGCCAATTGTGCAGATCGAACTTGTCTTGTGGCACCTTGCGAAGCAGGTTCGCAAGTTCTTGAAGTCGAGCTTTGTTCATGTTGCTTCCTTGATTGCTTTGTCAAAAAGTGCCATCACACCTTCATGTGTATGGCTGTCGTTGAATCGCCACAACTTGCCAATTACGGCTGAAGTGGTGATGTGGCTTTCAATCTCGTTGAGCGTCTGCTCTTTCAGTCGGTAGTGCTCAGCAGCTGGAAGCGGCGCAAGCACTCGTTCAACCGCACCAATTGAACAAAACCTGCAAGCACTTGGGTGTTCTGGTGGAAGAGGCTGTCCACTGGCGGCTCTCGCTTCCATACCTTGAATCCAGTTTCTGCGGTCAGCGATCAAGGCTTTCGCCTTAATAAGAACTTCTTTGGGTGTCATAATGCAGCCTTAATTGCTTTGTCAAACATGGCAAGTACGCCTTGGTGGGAGCTGAGGTGTTTCATTTGAAGTACTCCGGGTCAAGTTCCATCCACTCGGCAAGTAGGAGCAGGAACAGTGCCTTCTGCTCCCAATCACCTCTCAGGTAGATGGCATGCCGTTTCCAGTCACGGCTCATGGTAACCTTCTTCAGGAAGGTTTCCGTTGTGCCGTAATTGACGCCCTGCAATTCATCCAACGCATGACATAAGCCAGCTGAGCATTCCAGTCGATCTGGCTTGCGGTAGTAAGCCTCCGCAACATTGCGAAGGACTTCTGGTGTAATCAGGACTTCAGCCATTCGATCCACTCGATCCACTCCTTACGGTTTTGGTTAACATCTTGCTGTTTCGAGCCATGCTCATTCTCCAGCCACAGGTTCAAGGTGCGGGTATTACTTCTATAACCTTGCTCGCCCAACGCCTTGTTGATGAAATCGACAGCGTACTCCTTTTCAATCCATCTTAAGGAGCACGCGTTGGCGATGTAGAGGCACAGGAACGTCATGTCTCCGGATTTTGGGTTGTAGTCCAGCTTGCGGAAAATTGCCTTGATGTGCATTGGGCAAGGTGTGTCGGGGAAGCGGCGTTTTGGCTCCGTTTCCGGCATCGGTCGAGCAAGCATCTTGTCCAACCAGTCGATGCGTGTCTGGCGCTGGTCATACTTCATCTTCCACTGCCGCATGTCTTCGCGGTCTGTGCAGCCCGCCTTTTTCATCATGTACTCGACCAATTCCGTGGTGAGCCCCTCGAAGGCGTCCATGATGAAGTCTTTTGCAGCTTGGTGTTGAGTATAGGTAATACACCCATCATCCTCCAAGTCACGCAGAGCAAAGCAGATGTAGGGGAAACGCTGGTGCTGCAACCTGTTCCGCACCATTTCAAACACCGGACGCAAGTTTTCAGGCATTGGCAGGCTTGGCAGAATGTAGTCGGACTCGACGTTTGCGACGTTTGCGACGTTTGCGACGTTTGCAAGTAGCCAGTTGAGCCAGTCCTTGCGGATGGCTCTTTTGTCTGACACTCGCACACCTTGGCGGAGGTAGTAACCGCCCAAATCGTTGAGGGGTCCGCCCAGACAATCTTCGATGAAGGTTTTGGCTTCATGGTATTGGGCTACTGTGATTTCCTCAAGTTCAAAGAGGCTCGCCAAGGCAAAGCACAGGTAAGTAGTTTCAACCTTCTCATAATGAGCTTGCAACAGTTTGAAGGTACCTTCAAGGGTTTTGGGCAGTTTGGTGGTTGGGTGCTTGTTCATTTCAGTCTTTCAAGAGGTGATCCAGCCAGTCGATTCGCAGGTTGCGGCAGTCTTCGTAGGTCAGGTTGTCCAGCCACAAGTGGGACTTGCCGCCCTCCTTGATGTACCAAGAGGTCAGAAAGGAGCAACCCAGGGCTTTCTTGATGTACGGGTCAAGCTCCTGACCCTCCTGCTCTGTAATCTTGCCTTTACGACGTGCTGTGTCTACTGCCAGACACAACCACTGCATATCTTGTTGCAGAAACACCTCTTCCACCATTCGCAGGGCAGGTTTGAGGTGGCTCGGGAGGGCAAGTTCAGGGAACTTCGGTTTCCGAAGCAGAAATTTGAACATATTAATCTTTCTGGAACATCCAAGGACGGGTTTCAAAGGTCGGAACAGCCTTGCCATTCGAGACAGGCTCAAGAATGCAAGTTTCGTTGGTCAATTCAGGCCCTTCAAAGAAGAGCACTGCCGTGTCACGTTCAAAGAAGATGGAGTGAATCTGGGTGTGGCGCATACCGTAAGTGTCGCCTTCCATGTACCGTGTTTCACTGCGGCTGAAGTAACCTTGTGCGGTACCCCTGGTTTGTGTGTACTCGCCCGGCTTGTTTCCGTACTCCAGAGTAGAAAGTGAGAACAGATCACCTTGAGCGTTCGGTAACCACAACACATTCCGCACAACACCTCTTAGGACAAGACATTGAAAATCGAAGCGGTGTGAGTGCGGCACAATAGCCTCTTCATGGCTTCTTTCGCACTCAAACAGGCGCACGTTTCTGACTAAGCTGCTTGTCAAGCCTGGGATTCTGTAATTGCGCAACGGGCTGTGCGCCATCGTTTTGATGTGATTCAGCATTTCAATATCTCCTTCATCCAGTCGATTCTGAATTGGCGTTCCTGGTCGAGGGATAGGGCGTCTAGCCATCCGGCTTTCTGGTGGATATTCTTCTCGAACAACCAGCTGCTCAGAAAACTCCAATCTTCAAGTGAGTCTGCTATCAGATTTTCGATTCCCAGCTGATCGTTCTCTGAGAGAATTCCCTGAAAATTAGCCTCGGATGCCGCGAAGCACAGATAAATGCCTGTGTAGGTGCGCTTGTAGTAGAAGTACAGGTTCTGCATCGCAGGCTTAAGGTGCGATGGCAGGTCAATTTTAGGGTAGATCATGGGAAATCCTTTAGCAAGTTGACTCATTTTCAATACACCTCTCCGTTTTCCCACAGCTTTGCAAGTTGGGACACATACACAATTCGGCTGTTTTCTGTCCAACGTTTGCTGCGCTCCGCTTCTTCAAACGTTTCGCGGCTGTTAGTCCAATAACCGTCCTCTTCAATCAGTGCAAAGAAGTCTCTGTGGTTGGTTCTGTCCGCCACAAAACGGCTGAACGTACACAGGGATTCCATGTGCGTTTCGGCCTCAGCAAGTGTGTTGAAGGTTCGGTCTTGGCCTGTTGGGCCGTAGGTGACCCAGCCCAGCCAAGTCTCCATGATCTTGTAGCTGGGTTGACGCGGCGTTTCCTTCCATATGATGACGCGGGTGCCCCTTTCCAACATGGTGCGTTGGGTGTGGAGGGGTGCGGGTTGCCGGGGTGCAAGTTGTGTGTCGGACGTGTCGGACGTGTCGGACGTGAGGGACGTGTCGGACGTGAGGGCGGGATTAGGCCCGCTGGAGGGGCCTGGCCAGGCGATGGGTGGCATACGTGGGCCTTCTGTGGGTGGTGGGCTTTGTCCGTGGCCGTGGACGGGCACCATAGGGTCTTGTGAGGCGTGCCAGATGGGCACGGGGGCCGAATTGCTGGGGTCGGGTGAAGAGACGGCGAAGAGACGGCCTAGAGTGGCGTCGAACAGGGTGCCTAGCAAGGTTTCTCCGCGAGAGCTTGTCCCGCTCATGGTGCCTAAGAGCAGGGTGCTTAAGGCAAGTGCGTCCTGTCTGGATTGTTGAGCCTCAGGGGCCTCAGCAAGGGTTTCTGAGGGCTGGGTAGCAAGTCTTATGTCAGGGCTGCTGGCGGGGCTGCTGGAGGCCGTGGCGGGGATGTTTGTGGCGGTACCGGGCATGGCGGCATCTCCTAGAACCACTCGGCTTGTTTGGGCGGTGGTGGGCCTATAAGGTAGGCGGTGGTTGTGAATTCGACCCACTGCTTTGTTCTTGGGTGCCAACGGGGCAGCTTCTTCTTAGTCTTATGAATCAGGTATTCGTCACACATTTTCCTAAGTTGTGCGTGAAGGGCTCCGGGAGTCTTCTCGTAGATCAAGTCTTGCCCAATCTCCAAGGCTGTTCGTGGCACCTCATCCTGGAGCAAGTCTAGGACTCTTGCTCTGATGACGTTGGTTCTAGTGTGTTTGATGAAGAGCATGGAAGGCTTTCAGGGAAGGATTGGAGGGATTGGGGGGGTGGAACTCTACCACTCAAGGGGTGCGCTTGCTTTGGCCTAAAAAAAGAAAACGTTTTTCAAACAGGCTCCTAAAAGGTTTACTTTCAACAAAAGTTGGAGCTTTAAGGGACTGTTTAGAAAAACGTAAAAAAAATTAGGCTCTATAGATTGGTCCCCTTGAGTGGTAGAGCTTTATTTGATTTTTTTTAGGAAGGAATTGGCTTGAAACCCTTGCTGGGCCTTGCTTGCCTGCTATCAATTTAGAACAGGCTTTGTAACTTCACTTGTAAATCCGGAAACATCTATACACAGAAATTCTGCAAAATTGAGTTTATAAAACGGGATTTCCCAGGATTTTTGAGCGACTTGTCAACGCAAAAGCTGCAAAAGCTGTAAGTAAGTGTTGAAAAAGGCCTATAAAAGTGAGATTGCCACAGGGTTAAATTCCCGAATCGCCTAAGGTGCTTAAAAAAGAGGCATTTTTTGGCTGAGTGCCTCTTTTTTAAGCAAATTTTTTGGGTCAATATTGAAGTTCCTCGTTTTTTGGGTCAATATTGAAGTTCCAAACCTGTTTTTGAGGCCAATAGTAGAGTTCCAAGCACTTTTTGTGCCCTGAATTGGTGCATCCCGCTTAGAGTCCGTTTTTGGAACTTCAATATTGAGGGGGTATAACTTCAACACTGAAGGCGATTTTGAGGCCTCAATATTGAAGTTATACCCCTCTTTTTGGCCAATATTGAAGTTCCAAACCTAAATTGAAGTTCCAAAATAGTACGGGCTTCTGTAGTGAATCCGGATGCTTTCTATCTGTGCATCACGCAGCAAGCGCCCTTTTGCGAGTCCAGCTTGCATCGCAGCTTCACGGTATGACCTACCTTCTGCAAAACAAGTCTCGATTGGATAGTAGTGCACTTGATTCTGCAGTTTGGCTTTCAGTCGATTGTGAGTTCAATCGCAACTGTCGATGTATTGGCCACAGCGATACCCCACGAAAAGAACTGGAATTGCAATGGCAGCAGCAATCCACGGATTGAGGTCGATGCAGGCTTTCACTGTGAGACCTGCAATGATCAGAATGGAAATCCACATGATGAATGCAGCGAAGTATTTAGCCATGATGGATCACCTCGAAGTTGATTTTGTTGAGAACGCATTCCGCAATCAGGGTTTCAAGTGCGGCTTTTGTACTACAGGCTTCAAACTTGCCGTTGTAGTAGATGAGTGCGTAGTGTTCTGGCAGTGTTGGGGCTTTGGAGATGGATGACATTACTTCGCCCCACTTGCCACCCAGCAAACTTGCGTGGGTTTTTGGGTGAGTCTGTCATAGCAGAACGAGAACATGAATTGTCCTTTGCGGGCAATGATGTGGCCATTTACGGCGAAATCTTCGAGAAATTTGTACATGATCTGTCCTTTTAAGTGTGCGTTTAAGGTGGGAAATTTTGAAGGTGTCCGCAAGAGTCATCCCTAAGCATTGATTTTGCTTAGGGATGGGCTATCGAGTGGATAGCCCTTGGGTTTGTTCTGTCATTCAATGCTGACAGCGGCATTTTTTCAACTATAGCTATATAGATTTCTACCTGTTTAGACTGGAGTTAGTGCAGTTTTAACTTATTCCCGTAAGAGTCAACGGTTTTGCATTCTGCCCGCAAACTAGGCACGATATATTCTGGCCAATCTTAGCCATCCTGTACAGGTAACAGGCTTACCGACTGAATATTTATTGTGTAGCGCGTATCCACCACGTTTTACCTAAAAGCCCGCAAGGGTCAAAAGGAACAGTGTTACATTGCTGTAAGAGATTTGTCGTGTGAATCGTTACTACTATCATTCATTGCGTTAGCGGGAATGATCTTCAATACCCTAACAAGCTGGGATGCAAGCCAAAGGGCTTGCGTGTCGGGTATTAGCATGCAGTCAGCATACAATCCCAGAGTACTAAGCACGCGCCTAACGCTACTGCCCAACTTGCTCTGGGATGCGCACCATGCGTTACATGATGCTAAAGCCATGCAGATTTTACCGTTTCAGAGCTTTATACGGCTGTAATGTGGGCAATTTCCCGGGGCGTTTTCATCGCACATTCCCAGAATGTGACTAGTTTCCCGTTCTTTTGCCGATATTCCCGGGGCGTTACTTTTTCAAGTATTCACACCAGATATAGAGCCCGATAAGCCGGACTACTGCAGGGCGCGGATTTTTAATGATCGGCCTAGGTGTCACATTGCAGCTATGGGCAATGATTCAGCCAGGGCAGTGACAATGCACTGATATAAGGGTTTTCCCTTATATCAAGGCACTAGGGGCAACCGCCCCTAGGCGTTGATTAGTGCAGCGCAGGTTCAGGCGCAGTAACCGTTACTGGCATGGCTTTGTGGGCCTTTGCGGGGGTGACGGCGGGGCTTTGTGCGGTATCCAGCACAGCACGCAGGGCCGTGATTTGCTTTGCTGTCAGCACACCCGCCTTGGCAGCTGCAATTACAGCATTGACGCTGGCGCTAAGTGCAGCGGTATCCGTCACAGGGCGCACTTCAGCCGGGATGGGGGCGGTAACCGTGGCATTGGTGTCAATCACCGCAGGGGCGGCGGCCTTCTTCGCTTCACGGGCCTGCTTCGCCTTCAGCACCTTGTCAGCCAGCGCAACAGGGTCAGCCCATGCAGGCAGGGGCAGGGGTGCATGCACCCCCTTAGCCTTGCCAGTGTGCAGAATGGTTGCCAGTGCATGCATGGCCTGCACTACAGTCAGTGCAGCCGCACGCGAACCCGGGCCCGCTGCCAGCTTAGGCGCCTTGTTTTCCGCCAGAAACCGATTGATCGCGGATACTGCCTGCGCTGGTGACGCGGGCAGCGACACACCGTATGCAGTTTCCAGTGCCAAGCGGAACGCATGGTTAACCCGGCCATTGGATGCATCCATTTCAATCGCAGCGTCAAATGCTGCGCCTGTCACGTCAGCTGTGAAAAGGGAAGCGTAGTTCATGATTGATATTCCATTCCTAAAGGTTGCACCTATTGAAGTGGTGCGGCAGGCAAAAGCGCCTGATTCGATTGTAAGAACGTTTAGGTGGTGCTGTATCTAGGGGTTTACCCTAATACGTTGCCTTGTCCACCGTGGCCAGTCCGATCACTGGCGAGACTCCATTGTGCATGGATTGGTGTTGTTCCGACACCACAGGGATAAGTATTTTCTAAGGGTTTACCCTAATAGCAGGTTGTGGTGCGAATATGAAAATTCATGTCCATTCATACACATCATATGTATCATATGTATCATATAGATCATCCATATGATGTGTATGACTAGTCTTATGTCTTATATAAGACTACGGTTATCCACAGCATATCCACTCCTATATTGATTGTGGATAACGTTATCCACATGTGGTTTAAAGGGGCATGGCCGGGCCTATGGCGGACGCTGTTTCAGGTTGATAGGCTGGTGTGGGTAACGGTGGCGAAGGCGTGTAGGCCGTTCTGGTGCGTTCTGGCGTGTTTTGATTAATATCACTTCTGGTTATAAGGTGGGTATGGGTGTTGTAATTTTGCAACGGGTGACGGGTATGGTATTTCACCATGCGAAACGCGCCGGTGCTCTCAGGTCCACCCTCCAAATTTTTCAACTCCCACAACTTTTGCTATCATTTTTATAGCAACTTTTTGCTATCATTTTCATAGCAACTACCCGTTCCGATCCAAAATTTTTCACCCTCCAAAACTTTTGCTATCATTTTTATAGCATCACTTCCAGCAACCACGCCCTGTTGCACAAAACCAACACTTCCTGCTACAATCCACCACAATATGAAAAAGATCAAAGACTCAATCCCGGCTGACCTGCTGGCTCTATATATGGCACGCAAGGTTTCCAGTGAAGCCGTCGCCCTCGCCACAGGCTTCCATGCTGCGGCCATCAGGCGGGCCATAGAGCGCGCCCCGGTTGAGCCCGAAGTCAAGAGTAACACCTTGCTCAAGGCCAGACGCGCATTCCGCATGACGCTGGGCAACTTGCCACCCAAAGAAATACAAAAGGTCGCCAATGTTTCCATTTCCACCGCACACAGGATCAGGAAAGCGTACAAGCTCAAAGAGGCTTCCAATGCACGACGGACTTGAAGACCTGGACTTGCATGAGGCGCAGCCGCTACCGATATTCGACCGCCAGAGAATCCGCGTAGACCAGCTTAAGGACTTGAACCTTGAGGTAGAGCTACTTGAGCAGTACAACACGGCCAAGGACTACCTGGACGATATTCCTGAAGGCACACCTGCAAATCAAGTAGCTCAAGTGATGAACACTATCACTGCTATTCTGAGAGATGTAGTCAAGATGCAAACCGACTTGTACAACGCAGAGCGAATCAAAATCATGGAAGACTGTATTATTCACGCCATGAAGGGCGCCCCAGCTACAGTGCAAGATGAATTCTTTGAGGTCTACCAGCGCTTGCTGCCCACCAAATGAACTACCAAGACCACTTCGATAGAGTCAGGGCAGCTGTTAAGAACACGTATGGGATTACAGACTTGTCCGCGTGGATCGAAAAGAACACGTATCTGAACGACAAAAAGTTTTCTTTTGAAAATTATGAATTTCAGTTGTCAATACTTGCTGACGCAGCACGTACTAGCATCACAGTTAAGCCCGCACAGGTGGGTGTATCTGAACTCTCATACCGTTATGCGGTAGCTTTGTGCTGCACGCAAGACAACTTCACTGCGATCTACACTTTCCCCACGGCAACGGACGCGGAAAACAACAATCGAACACGTATTGACCCGATGATCGACGGGTCACCAGAAGTGAAGAGACTTGTTAACCCGAGCATGAACAACAGTGAGATGAAGCAGTTCGGAAAGAATAGCTTCTTGATGTTCCGGGGTACCAAGTCTGAGAATGTTGGGCTGTCTACACCTGCAAACGCCATCATCCATGATGAGTTTGACAAAAGTGATACGACAAAAGCTTCGATTTACGTTTCACGCTTGCAGAACCGTACTCACAAGCTGCGGAAAATCTTTTCGACACCCACGATTGACAAGTTTGGGGTGAGTAAAGAGGCAGAAACGGCAAAGCGTTACCGCCACCTAGCAACTTGCACACACTGCAACCACACATTCTTGCCTGACTACTTTCAGCACATCAAGATTCCAGGTTACGACGGCAAGTTGGAGGAAGTTACCAAGAAGAACCTGCACACGTTGCGCTGGAAGCAGGCAAAGCTGCACTGCCCTAAGTGTGGACTTGATCCAGAACTTGATTCAGCCAAAATGCAGTTCGTTTGTGAGAATCCAGACGATAATCATGATGCAAATGCGTGGTTTGTGAGCCCATTTTCAGTCCCAAAGATCATTGTGCCGAGCTATATGGTGTCTCGATCTACGGAATTTGAGCGATATTCTGAGTTCAAGAACCAGGTTTTGGGTCTAACTGGCGAAGAAAAGAACGAGTCAATCCTTGCTACGGACATTGAATCGAGCACCTTGCAAGCTGATTTGTTCACGTCTGAGTACCATGTGATGGGCTCAGACATGGGTATTACGTGCCACATCTGCATTGGAAAGCTCAATTCCCAGAACATTCTGACGATTGTTCACCGCGAACGGGTACATTACACTCAATTTGAGCAGCGCTCTCGTGAGTTACTTGCGAAGTATCGGGTTGTGATGCACGTAATGGACAGCCAACCCTACCTGGACCTTGTTACCCGCTTGACAAAGGCACGGCCTAACCACTTTGGTGCAATCTTCACGACGACTAAGACGACGCAGCCATTTACGGTGCACGACAAGCCAGAAGAGTTGCAAGAAGGTAAGCTAGACCTGAAACTAGTGAAGGTTAACCGTACAGTTGCACTTGACAAATTATTGGGTGTGATTAAGAACGGGGAGTTGGTGATTCAATCGTCTGAAGAGAATGACGATTACAAGGCGCAAATGCTGACACTGAAGCGCGTGCAGCAGTTCACGAAGGATGGTGAGCTGACTTACGTGTGGACGAAGACTGGGGATGAAAATGACCATTACCACTTCGCTACGCTCTATCTCTGGCTTGCTACGCAGATGCGGGGTATGGCTGGAGGCTTGGGAATCGCGTCTGCTGGTGTGCCTTTGGCGTTCGCAGTGAAGGGTCCGACATACAGAACGCACGGTAGATAGGGTCAATCTTTCGGGCTGTAGCAGTCTATGGCCCGTTCTCATGTGACAATGGTGTACTATGAACCTGCTCAGCTCGATAAAAAACATCTTTGCCGGACCCGGGCAGCTGCCTAGCGTACCATTCCTGCGTCCGCCAAACCGTCCTGTCGCGCTGCAAAGCTGGAAGACAGGGGTTGCCAAGCAGACCAGTGCGATCCTGCGTCCTGATCGTCGGCTGGCCAATACAGACATTACCACGTACCGCCAAGGTGCTGATACGCGCCTCGTAATCAGAGATTACGCTGCTGCGTCACCTGACTTGGCTGCTACCAAGTCGAGCTACCTGCGAGTGGGTATCCCAGAGTCCTATACGATCAAGGCCCGAGACATGGACGGGACGTTGAACGTGGAAGCTACAAAACTTGCTCAAGAGATTCTGCGCCGCGTTACGTTTTTAGGTGACCCAACGCTGGGTTACAACCCCGTTACGGACTTGCAGTCATTGAGTGAGAGTCTTGCTGCAGAGTTGGTGCTGTATGGCAGCATGGGATTGGAGCTTGCACTGGATAAGATGCGCATGCCTCTGTTCTTGCAAGCAGTGAGTACGACCAAGATTCAGTTCAAGGAAGAAGATAACGGTGTTTATCCAATCCAAGTGATTGGTGGTGCTGAAGTCAGCCTGGACATTCCAACGTTTTTCTATGCAAGTCTTGATCAAGACTTGCTGAATGCGTACTCGTCCAGCTACTTTGAGGCAGCGATTCAGAGCGTGCTTGCTGATGCGCAGTTCCTGAATGACTTGCGTAAGTCGATGCAGCGTGTTATTCAGCCGCGCTTGACTGCGAAGATTCTGGAAGAGAAGATCAATAAGTCTATTGATCCAACGATTTTGAATGACCCTGAGAAATTGGGAGCGTTCTACAACGAGATTATCTCGGCGGTTACTAATACCTTGTCAGGCCTGAATCCAGAAGATGCACTCGTTCACTTTGACTCTATTGAGTACAAGATGATGGGGACAGATGGGCAGAGCGCAGGTAACATTGCATCCACGATGGATGCTGTGCAGAAATTGATTGAGTCCAAGTTAGCTGCTGGTGCAAAGACTATGCCTGCAGTGCTTGGTCGGGATTCACAAGCTTCTGGCGCTGCTACATCCACGATGTTGTTCTTGAAGAATGCTGACGTAGTACGTCGCAAGCTGAACAACATGTACAGTCGCATGCTGACGCAGGCTGTACGCTTGATGGCTCAGGATTGCTATGTCGAGTTCCGCTACGAGGACTTGAACCTACGTCCGCAGGATGAGCTGGAAGCGTTCAAAGCTATGAAGCAGAGTCGTATTCTGGAGCAGTTGTCCTTGGGCTTCATCACGGATGAAGATGCCTGTATCGACCTGACCGGAAACCTGCCACGAGAAGGACATGTGCCATTGGCTGGCACTATGTTCAAATCTGGGACTGCTGGTGCGATTGTCAATCCATTGTCTACTACATCAACTATGGGTGGAGGCGCACCGGATAAGGTAGCTGCTGATACGCCAAAACAAACGAAGGGGAATCCCAATGCTTAAGACTTTTTGGGCGGGTAGCACTGAGAGCTACAACGACTATATGGCCTGCGTGGCCAAGGCTGAAGACTTCTTGGACAAGGGTGGTAATGAAGACTCACTGGAACTGCCTCCGCTGTACGAGCGCGAGGGTAGCGTAGGTGTGGTGAAGATCGTGGGCCACTTGACCCCCGGTGAAGCAGGGTTCTACCGCTTCTTCGGCATTACTGGCTACGAAGATATTAAGTCTGCATTAATTGAAGCCATTCAAGATAAAGGCGCTACAAGCATCATGCTTGCTATCCGTAGTCCAGGTGGTAGTGTTGAAGGTGTGTCTGGTACTAGTGAGTTCGTGCGACAGGTTTCACAAGTTAAACCTACGTCTGCTTTCAGCGACATGGCAGCTAGCGCAGCTTACTGGATTGGTAGCGCAGCACCACACATCACGACTTCCGACACGGGGATGAATGGGTCTATTGGTACTGTGAAGATTCATCGAGAGGTAAGTAAAGCACTTGCTGATCGTGGAGAGACTATCACGGTTATGCGAGCTGGCAAGTACAAGATGCTGGAGAACCCATACGAGCCGCTCTCAGAAGAAGCTAAGGCGCAGGCACAAATCATGCTAGATGACTTGTATGAGAGTTTTGCGAACACTGTGGCTGAAAACCGTAACACGACTTACATCATTGCCGATCAGGTTATGGGCCAAGGCAAGGTGTTCATGGGCAAGCGTGGCGTAGAGGCTGGCTTGGTGGACAAGGTGGGCACGTATGAAGACGCACTTGCCTATGCAGCTTCGTCTCGGACACTTGCACCACGGAAAACTGCCAACATTGCAGGTACTGCAACAGCTTCACTGGTGGCTGCAGAAAATCTGCCTCATAATGACGGCAATATCCTAAACACTGGACCTGAAATGAAGAACAAAAACCTGACCGCTGACCAGCTGGCTGCACTTGCAGCTGGTGTCCCCGGTGCGGCTGCTGAAATTACCGAGCCGACTGCAGAGGAAGTGGCTGCTGCGGCTCAGGCTGTGGTGGACGCAGAAGCCGCAGCGGCTGCTGTAGAAGCCGCTGCAAAGCCTCCAGCAACCGATGACACGGCTATTGTGGCGTTCCTGAAGGGTGAGCTGTCTACTGCTCAAGCTGCTGTGGCCACGTCTGCTATGGAGCTGGCTACTGTCAAGTCCCAAGTCACTGATCTGCAAGCCAGTCAATCTGGTCTGTCTGCTATCGTGGCTATGGCGGTTGGCAATATGAGCATTGCTCTGGGTCAACGTGTGGAAACTTCTGGCATGTCTGCAGCATCTCTTCTGGAAGTGCATGCAAGTCTGTCTTCGGCATTCACCAGCAAATTTAAGGTTGGCGGTGTAGCAGGAACTACCGCTAGTACCACAGTTGCAGACAAAAAGCCTGCTGCTGTCGATCCCAAGTTCCGCTCTGCAGTCCAATCTCTCAACAAATAAGGGGCCAACATGGCACGCGATCACTTTATCTCTCCCGTTGTTCCAGATGAGGCAGTCGTAGCTGTGCGCTACGGTGCTGGCACTGGTGCTGTCAATCAAGTCACCCAAGCTGAAGTCGGCAAGTTTTCCAAGCTGGTGGCAGAGTCCCGCTACGACAACTGCGCAGCTGGTGACGCAATTGAAGGTGTTGTCTACAGCATTGAGCTGGCACCTCAGAATGGCTACACCATTGGTGGTGTGCTGCAAAAAGGCCGCGTTCGCGTGACGTTCGACGGCATCCAGGCTGACGGTACTGGTGTTATTGCCATCAATGATCTGGTGGTTGCTGGTGCAGCAGAAGCCAAGGGTACGGTTAACGCAAATGGTTTCCCCAAGGTGCGTAAAGCCACTGCCCAAACGGTAGCTAAATTCAACTGGCGTGTCGTGAGTCTCGGCCCTGTGGGCACGGGTGCTGTCGGTACTGTTGGTGTCATCGAACGTATCTAATACAGGGAGTAAATCATGGGTTTCAAATTTATCGACAGCGACGGTTCGCAACAAGAAGTCGAAATCACTGCAGAGGAAATGCTGCAAGGTGCCAAGGCTGCTGGTAGCACTCCTGCGCAATACATCAACAACAAGTTCCCAGATGCCAATCTGGAGATTGGTCCTGCATTCCGTCAGTTCCAAGCTTCTGCTGGTATCTGCAGTCCAGGCAAGGAAAACCCATTTGGTATTCGTGCCAAGTCTATGGGTGAGCTGTTGGGTATTGACGCTTCGGTGTCTAATACTGCAGCCAACACTGCACCTTTCGGTACAGCTTCCCGTGCTCTGACGGTCATCTCGATCATCGACCGCATTGAGTCTGAAGTCGCCAAAGACCGCACGACTGACATTGTGACCTTTGACAGCATGGTCGGTACGCGTTTGTCGGTCAACACTGGTGTTTTCGAGCAGCCAGTCATTGACTACAACACCCCAGATGGCCCTCAACAAGCCAAGGCTGGTCGTGCTGTGCAGGGCGCATACCCACACAAGATGCTGACCTTCAAGACCCATGACCGCATCCGTCGCATAGGCGCATGGTCAATTGGTATGGAGTGGACGGACCAAGCCTTGCGTGCTACGACTCTGGATTTCGTGACCATGACCACGGCGCGTTATCTGGAAGTGGAACGTGACGAACGTGCGTACCGCTACGTGAGCGACTTGTTCAACGGTAATGCTGATCTGGTGGTGGGTGCTGTCCCTGTGGTGGCTTCGTCCAGCTTAGATGCAGCATCTACTGGTGGTGTGCTGACCCATCGCGCTTGGCTGAAGTTCCTGGCCCGCAATCGCAAGTTCCGCAAGATCACGCATGCGATCATGGACCTGGACACGTACCTGAAGGTTGAAGGTCGTACTGGTCGCCCCGGTACTGTGAATTATGACCCAACGCTGGCTCGTATCGACCCACAAGGCGTGATGATCAACAACACCTTCGGTGGTGATGTGAAAATCTTCTTGGTTGAACCTGCTACTGATGGTGGTCCAGTGCCAGCCAACACCATCTATGCTCTGGATGCGTCCGCAGCTATCACGATGGTGAGCGACACCAGTGCTATTTACAACGCGGTTGAAGAGTACGCGATGAAGCGCACCACGAGTATGCGAATGGACTGGTCCGAGGAAGTGTTCCGTACCTTCGGTGACACTGACCTGCGACTGTTTGATGCAATGGTGATCACACCTTAATTGGAAAGTGGGAGCGAAAGCTCCCACTGCCTACTATGGAACAACCTATTGTTGAGAATGCTAAAGGTGAGTGGTTTGTGAACTCGGGAGAGTTTACTTTCACTGATCCGAAGACTGGAGTTGCGTTTCCTCCACGTACTCCAGTGCAGACGTTGCGGACTGGTTGGGTGGATGCCCAACCAGTGATTCAGACTTACACCTTGCCAAAGGTAGAAGAGGTTAAGGAAGAGGTTAAGGAAGAGGTTAAGGTTGAGAAACCTCAACCCAAGAAGTAAAGCAAGGCCCGCGAAATGCGGGCCTTCCTCATGGTGTGTACTCCCACCTGATCTTGCCACAGTCATATACTCTTGAGTACCCCAGTGCATCCGCTCTCTCAGATTCAGTGCACGAGTCCGGTACCCCCTCAGGAAGGGTTAGCCGCCCTTTAATCAACGCAGTCTTGTGTACACGTCTACCCTTCTGTACGTAAAAATAATCCGGCTTTAGCTTCTCTACTTCTTTGAAACCTGTCGCTGCGTACATATCTCCAGAGAAGATTCTTGTATCACTGAACGTAGCTACTGTCTTGATTGTGGGGTGTAGTTTTAGTAAAGCTTTAAGAAGCTTGGTGAAACCTCCCACAACTCTAATAGAAGAAGCATAACGAGTTATCTCACACTTGCTACTGTCATACCCTTTACCTCTTCCTGTGTCTCTAAGGGCGTACCCTAGGACTGCTACCAAGGTAGCGCCTTGATATAGCCCCAGGTAATTGGAGCCTCTGGAAAATCCCTGTATGTGGTTAGCATTTAAAAAATCCTGTGCTCCGTCTGCAACTCGGACGATCAGCTTTCTGGCGTACATTTTTTCAGTCAGTAACCCACAAGCTGCCTTTACCACGTTCTTTACAATTTCAGGTTTTTCCAGCCACTCGTCTTCCCATATATGAATGGTTCGTACTCCTACAGCGAGTGATGCCAGAGACTTGTCACGATGGTATGTAGAAGACTTATAGTAGGAGGAGTGCCATAGCGTACCGTTATACTCAATAGCTAACTTCTGTTTTGGCAGGTAAAAATCCCATCGCTGTTTACCTGTTCCAAGCAGTACCTCAGGCACAACTTCAACCTTTAACGTTCTAAGCCAGTCGAATAGTGTGCCAGACCCAAGACTTCCAGCACAGACTGGACAGCCATACCCTTTAACAAACATATCAGCTCTTCTGGTGAATTGTCCATGTTCGAGACACTCAGCAGTTACCACGCTGGCAATTTTACCTGTAAGCTGAACAAGGTCCACACCCATAATTTTAAACTTCTCTGCATTAGTTCCCTTTACTGATGCTTCTACATCCTCTATTCTAACTCTTACTTTTTCAACTCTGGCAATGTCACCACAACCCCTGCACCTATGGCCAAAACCTATGCCCGATAAAGTAGCCACCCACTTACCATGATCTGGGCACTCAATTTCAAACTGTCTAGCGTCAGAAGTGTTCCTATCTGCTTCACCTATTAGTTTGTATTTAGCCCCCATTTTCTCCAATATTCGTTGTCTTACCTCCTCTAGAGGTGTCTGGATTTCTTCTTCCCCGCATTTCTCACAACCCTTGCCAGACAAATGGTTGTACAAGTTCATAGTGAATTCTCCATGGCTTGCGCATTGCATTCTTAACTTAGGATATTTCCCACCACGGATGAGTTCCAAGTAGTCGTAGCCAAACTCATACTTAGCTGCAGCTTCTTTAACCGTCTCCAATGTGTGTGGGAATTTACCTCCACACTTAACGCAGCCTTTCTTACCGGACACATGGTTACTGACAGTTTGCCTAAACGCCCCATGGTCCTTGCACACCATCTCCAAGTAAACATAAATCCCTTCCCGAGTCAACCCGGTGTACTTATAGGTGTCCCCGTGCACAGCCTTAGCCTTCACAACCGCATCTTCAAAAGTCAATTTAGCCATAGTCACTCCAATCTGGCCTGATTGTACCTCAGTGAAGCTGAACAATGCAATCATCTTTGTTGCTCTGTAACAACAAACTTTCTGGCCCAGCTTACAATACCTCTTCACATTGGAACTCGCTATGGCCGTACTCACAGACTTCACCTCATACGACGAAATCCGAGCCGTTCTAGGCGTATCTGAAGAAGAACTTGAGGATGTGACATTGGCACTCCCTATCTACCTGCAGGTTCTGCAGTTCGACTTGGGAGACGTACACTCAGACGTGGAAAGTCTCTACGAGACACTCAATGCCACTCCCCCACCACTGACAACAGCACAGCAGAGATTCCTGAACGTGGCACAGGTTTTTTCAGCGTATGCGGTAAGTCGAAACTTGCTCACCAGTATCGCTCTGTTCGCGCCTAAGCGGATTACAGACGGACGTGCCGAGACAGATCGTGTAACCGACCCGTTTGAAGACTTACGTAACAGTGTGAATATTGGCTACCAGAACCTGCGAAACAGACTGGTAGCGGCCCTCGAAGGTCTAGGTGAGAATGTAAACCCAGCCGCAAGCCGGGTTTACACCTCAACTGCTGGCCTCGCTACTGATCCAATCCTAGGCACATGAAGCATCTTAAAGTATTCACCGCGAAATGGTGTGGCCCGTGTAAACAACTTGCTCCACTTCTGGAGGGGTTGGATATTCTGGTCGTCAAGATTGATATTGAAGATGAACCGAACATTGCGGAGATTCACGGTATACGAGGTGTACCGACTTTGAAGCTGTATGACGACTACACCTATAAAGGCAGTCGTTACGGTGCCCAGACAAAAGAACAACTGCTAGAGTTTATCAAATGAAACTGAAAAATGCAGCAAAGTTTTTTGACCGCGATACCGTTACGGATGGGTACACGGGCGACTTCCTGTTTAAAGGCCAGTGGGGAAGCTTTGAAGCATCGAAGCCTGATGGAAGCTTTGAACGTCGGCGTACAGTTTCAGTCGCACCTGAAGTGCAACCTGCTCCACGAAGAGTCGTGACCATTGGTGATGAGATGTGGCTGATGGGGGAGTTTATTTCTGATAGCTTCTTCGACGCACCTATCCGAAAGACTTGCTCTGCGAAATTGGTTACGCACAACTTTGACTTGCTAACCCCAGGACAAGCTGCACTAGGTAACGCCCCCGGCACCTCTATGTACGGGCATACGATGTACTTGAAGGATACCGTAAACACGAACACGAACTCAGAGTACACTCCGTTTTACAACGTGAATTTGGCCAGTACAGAGTGGCCTGTGGACGGGCAGTTCCTGCGAAGCCACGAATTGTTTCTGCACATCCGCAGCACATACCGTGAGGTAGAGGGTTTCTGGACAGTAGCCTCTGATGAGATTTCACCAGAGTCTGCTAGCGGGCCTGCTACTAACTGTGAAGTTACTGCGGTCTTTGAAGGTGCAGTGAACCCAGTTACCGAGGTCACTGCGGCCAGTCAGGTGATTCCGGGGATTCTGATGGAGATGTACATGCTGTACGCCTACCAGACTCAGGCAGACCCAAGAAACTTGCAGGGCGATAAAACCTTGATCGTTGCCAAGACTTCTATTACACCTGCGGCTGGCCAGCGCGTTGTGATTAATTCCGAACCTTGGCGCGTTGAGAGAATCACGTCGTACCAAGATGCGTGGAACGTACATCTGCGGAGAGCGTAATGGCGTCAATCGGCTTCACGGGGCTGCAGGCAGCAATGAGAAAGCTTGAGAAACACAAGCTGCTTATCCACGGCCAGATCGCAGATACGAAGCGTCGGATTGTCAAGCACGTACTGACAGACTTGGTAACCAACTCCCCGCAGTGGAGTGGGAACCTTGCTAGTCAGTGGTACGTGGAGCATGCCTCAAGCCCAAAGGGAAGCTATAAACCTTTACCTGAATACATGACACCCTACGCATGGGAGCCACTTTACGATCCCCACCAGATGGGTGACAACCCGGCAGTGGCGAGCACACTTGCTCGTGAGCTTCCAAAAGTCGCAAGCATTAAGTGGAACTCCAGTGTGAAGATTGTCAATTACGCACCCTATGCCGAAGACGTAGAGAACAACATTGGTCCAGAAGGTATGGACGGAACGCAGCACGAAATTCGACCTGAGAACTTGCTACCCAGTTACGGTGCAGTCGCTATGGTTGGCTACGCTTCCATGAAGTACAACAACCTTCGTTATCTGAGAGGATTGGCGGAATAATATGGCTACTACCAGAGAACAAGCTAAAGTCGCACTTTACCAACGAATTGAAGCGTTGAAATCCACGTGGACTGCCTTCCCACTTGAGGTTGAGTACGACAACATCAACACGATAAATCTTGCTACCCAGAGCCACCCGTTCCTGCAAGTCAAGATCGTGTATCAGGATGGCTACCAGATCGACCTGTCCAAGACGCCGGGGCACCGGGTGCTGGGCACGCTGGTGCTGGCCGTGCGGGCAAAGGACGGCGGAGGCACCAAGCAGTCCAACGACCTGCTGGACCACTTCTATGGGGCCATCCACATGTCGGATACCATGCCACCCCTGCGGACGTATGCGGCCCGGTTCTCGTCATCGCCTACCATGAACGGGTGGGTGTCTCAGGCGGCACTTGTGCCCTTCTGGTACGACTCACTACCATGATTCTATTACTGTAGCCTCAAGTTCGAGGTTCTGTAACTGATAAACTTTACTGCCTCAGTATAATGCAAGAATCTTAATTGGAGAATTCCATATGGCACTCGCATCAACCTCCCGCGTACAGGTACGTTACATCAAAGAAACCGTCTTTGGTGAGACTCCTGTGGCAGGCAACCCCAAGGATTTACGCATCACTGGTGAGTCTCTGAACTTCACCCTTAGCAAAGAATCGTCTGCTGAAATCAATGCTTACCGTGCTGTAACCAGCATGATTGCTACCTCTGCCGAAGCTAGCGGCGGTGTGCAGGGTGAGATGCAGTACGCTGAGTACGATCCTCTGATTGAAGCCACCCTGCAATCAGCTTATGTGCCGTTTGGTACGAATGGTGTTGGTGTGGTTTTCTCTGGCACGTTTACTGCAACTGCGATCACTGCGTCTGTAGCTACTACTGGAACAAGTATCTTTACAGCCCTGCAGCCTGGTCAGTGGTTCACCGTAGGTGGTACTGGTTCAGCCAATGACAATAAACTGTTCCGAGTCAGCAAAACTGTGGCCCCTACTACCACAATCATCACGCTGGACCCCGGTACTCCTGCTATCGTTGGTGGCCCGTTTGCGGCTACTGTGGTCAAGGCTTCCCGTTTGTCGAATGGCGTGACTCAGCCGAGCTTCTCGTTTGAACGTGAAGCCGCTGATGTTGGTGAGTACTTCCTGTTTACAGGTATGACTGCCAGCTCCATGTCGCTGAACATTGCCTCGGGTTCGTTGTCTACGCTTGAATTCACCTTCATGGGTCAAGACGCAGAGCAAGATGACGCAACCATGCTGCCCGGTACTCCGCAAGCTTCTAAAGCTTACCAGATCATGTCTGGTGTCAGTGGCACTACTTGCGCATTGTGGGCTAAGGGTGCACCCCTGACTGGTACGTTCATCAACTCCATTGCCCTGTCCTACGACAATGCTCTGCGTGCACAGAACGCTATCTGTTCTCTGGGTGCCGTTGGTATCGGTTCTGGTACCATTGCTGCCACCATTGACATTGAAGTTTACTTCGCTGCTGGTGCCACTTTCTACAGTGAGTTCTTGGAAAACGAGAACATTGAAATTGCTTTCACGGCTTTTGACGTGGATGGCAACGGTTATGTGTTCACCTTCCCTGCTGCTAACGTGTCTACGTACACTGTGAATGCCGGGGGTAAGGACGCCGATCTGATGGCCCAGATCAGCCTGACGGCCCTCCTGGACTTGGGTAATGTGGTGCCTGCGCTGCGCAAGGTCATGTTCATTGACCGTATCGGAGCCGCTGTTACGCCATAAAGTTCTCCTGTGGGTGGTTGGCTGACGCCAATCTTTATGCTCCCTAGGTTAGCCTAGGGAGCTTTTTGTTGTGCAACACGAATGTCCTGCTATAATCTGCGGGTCTAATCGTGGACCTACTGGAGAAAATAATGAGTGCTGTTGACCTTTTTGCTGATTTTGCTATTAACCCTGAAACCGAGAAAGACGGTGTGTGGGTTCCTTACCGTGATGGTGTGGAGTTTCTGGTTGCCCGTTCTGGCAACGCCAACTACCGAAAGAAGATTGCGTTTCTGGTGAAGAAGAACCAGCGAGTGATCGACCAAGGTGGTGATGTTGGTGAAGCCAAGAGTGAAGAAATTTTTGTGGACGTTCTGGCCAGCACTGTGCTGCTGGGCTGGAAGGGTAAACTGGTATTCCAAGGTGAAGACCTGTCGGAATACAGTGTGGCCAATGCGAAGAAGCTGCTTGCTCTGAAACTGTTCCGTGAATGGGTCACGAAGCAGGCTGAAGATGAGAAGGCTTACAAAGCAGTGCAGGAAGAAGCTGACGAAAAAAACTAACAGAGTACTTAGCTTGGTCTACTGAGTGGGCCGAGCAAGTACCCCAACTGTTGAAGTTTCAAGAAGAGTCGGGGATCACACCTCCGGCTCTTCAGATTAGACCAGTACTCACTGATGTGCAGTATTGGTACTACAGTCAGTTCATGGAGTTGTCACGGGATAGGAGATATGTAGACTCTGGCCCGCTACCTCTGACTACTGCTGAGATTCGGATATTCTGGAACAGCTTCATCCAACTCGATTTCCAAGGTTTCCGGGATTACATGGTTACACTGGACCGAGCTTGGCTTGATGCTGTTACAGCTAAGCGTAAGAAGACAGCAGTAAAGCCTGAGACTAAGACTACTGTCGCCCCTAGAAAGCGCCAGAAAAGGTAAAATCCCCGCAACGCGGGGATTTTTAATGGCCGATCTAACTTTCTCTTTCTCATTTCCGGGCACTGAAGACGGAGAACGCGCAACAAGAATGTTGAGCGGACTACAGTCCACACTGGAAGCAGGCAAGGGCTCGGGTAAAGCACTCCAAGAGCTGAGAAAAATACTTGTGGGGATGAAGGGCTCCGGCTCGGTACTTGAAGAATTGAAAAATTCTGTCAAGGGCCTGAACACGGCTGCGAACAGCTTGAAGGCTGGTTTCACTCAAGCGATTGGAGACCTTGCGTCTATCATCAAGACTGAGATGACTGTGCTGGGTGCTCAGATCAAGACTTCTGGTATTGGCTTGGGGCAAGGTTTTGAGCAAGGTGTGAGTACCAGCATGGACACTGCTGAAGTCACGCTGAAGAAGAAATTCCGTAATATCTCTGCAGCAGCCAAGGCAGAGGCGACGAAGCTGTATCAAGAAATGGTTGCTCAGCAACCTAATGCCAAGATCAAATCTGCAGGTATGGGCGCCTTGTTTGATCTTGAAGAGTCTGGTGCCGCACTGTCGCCGTATCACAAGAAGTTGCTAGACAACTGGAAGAAGAGCGGCAACCTGACTTACAAGGCGATGCTGGCCGCGACTAAGGAAGAGGAAGCCGCACTCCAAGCTGGACTGAAAGCTATGGAAGCACGCTCTGCGGCAACCAGTAGTTCACTTGCGGGCATTTACGCAGACTCACTTGCACGAGGCAAAGGCAACATTGCCAGAGTGAAGGCGGAATTGCGAAAAGAAGCAGACGAAATTATTGCTGCACAGAAAACAGAGAGTGAACGTATTCGCCGTTCTGTCGGCGTAGCGACTGCTAATCCTGTAGGCAGCTATAGTAGCCTGAGTACGTTCAAGACTGTTGAGCCCCGAGAACTCAAAAACCTTGACGATGCTTCGACCAAGCTGAAGAGACTGGCCATCGACGGCAACGATGCGCACTCGGCCATGCGAGGACTTGCCTCGGGCTTCAACTTGCTCTGGCTGACGTGGGGCAACTTGCTTCCCCTGTTTGCAGGCGCGGCCATCTCCAACAGCTTCATGCAGACCGTCAAGACGGGCATGGAAGTGGCCCATACGCTCGAAATCATCGGCTCCCTTGGCGGGGCTACTGCCTCTGAGGTTAAGCTGCTGTCCGACGAACTGATCCGTCTGGGTCAGACTGGCCCATTCGGTCCACGCGAAATTGCTGAGGCTATGCAAGTGCTGACACTTGCTGGCCTGAAAGCAAACGAAGTGTTGGCGGTTACTCAAGATGTGTTGAACTTCAGTGTGGCTGGTACGACTGATCTGAAGACTGCTGCTGAGACTTTGGTGTCTGTGACTACAGCTTTCGGTATGGGTGCTGCAGGCTTTGGGCAGGCGTCTGACATTGTGGTTCGTGCAGCAGCTGACTCGAAGGCAAGTGTTGAATCGTTCGGTGAAGCTTTGAAAACTGCATCGGTTGCTGGTGAACAGTTCGGCGCTTCTCTGACTGACGTGGCAGTGCAGGTTGAAGTGTTGGCTCAGCTGGGTATTCAAGGTTCTGCGGCCGGTACTTCCATCCGTAACTTCTACACCGACATTTCTGGTCGTACACCTAAAGTTGTGAACGCCTTGAAGGCATTGAACATTGAGTTCCGTGATACTTCTACTGGTGCAGTCAAGCCTCTGATTGAGAACGTCAAGCAGTTGAGCGATGCTATGTCCACGCTGACACCAGTTGGCGGCAAGAACTGGCTTGCTACCGTGTTCTCTGAACGAGGCGGTAAAGATGCTGTTGCTCTGATTGTTGAGTACAAGAAGCAAATCAAGGACGTAAACGGAAACTTGCTGGAATGGAGTGAAACGAATAACGCACTTGCTGAACGTATTCGCAATGTAGAGAGTGCCGCTGGTGATGCTGCAATTGCTGCTGCGAAAATGGGAACCACTGCATCTAGTGAGTTCAAGAAGGTTGGGGCTACACTGCAATCGTCTATGTTCGAGGCATTTGAGCAGGTTGAGCCTCAACTGCGTATCATCTTTGATCTGATGCAGCGTGCTTTTGCATCGCCAGAGTTTGTTTCTGCACTGACCACCTTGACTCGGGGCATTGCCTCGCTGGGTGAGACTGTGATGGAGCACGGCAAGCTGATTGCTTGGGCTGGAGGTATCTATCTTACTGCCAAAGTAGGCATGGCAGCACTGACGACAACTTTTGCCCTGCATGACAAGTTTATGCGCAGTAGCATTGGCATCTGGACGCAACAAACTGGACTGATTACAGCTAATACTGTAATTCTGGAAGCCAATACAGCGGCTAAAGCTAAGAACGCTGCTGCTGAAGCTGCTGGTACTGCGACTTCTGCTGGCAAAATTGGCACAATGTCTAAGTTGATGACTGCCAACGGCTACCTGAACATTGCCATTGCTGCAGGAACTGCCGCTTGGATTGCATACGACTTCTTTACCAAGAAAGCATCTGACACCGATGCCGCAGCAGCAACCCTGCGCGAAGGTAAAGTTGTAGCTAGTCTGCAAGCAGAGACTGACAAGATCAAGGCTTTGAATGACAAGCGCATCGACGGGCTGACGCTGACAGAGGCCCAACTTGCTCTGGACCGCGAAAAGGCAGCGCAGGGTGCAGCTGGAGAAGTTGCACCACGACTCAAAGGAGTCGCCGATGAGATTGCCAAGAATGAAGCTTTGCTGGCTAGAATGCAAGCGGCTGATGAGGCTATGGGCAAGAATAGTTCAGCCGCAAAGCTTGCAGTTGAGCAGAAACTGAATGCACTGTATGCCCAGCGTAACGGCCTGCGTCGAGAAGAGGGCGAGAACATAGCTAAGGTAGGACGCGCAACTGAGCAACTGCAACATCAAACTTCCGTTCAAAATGCCTTGAACCATAAAGATGCTGCAGTTGCTGCGGCTGAGTCTGCCGCAGCAATCAAGGCTATTTACTCAGCGTCTGGCGCAGCTTACCAAGAACAAGAGTTCGGTGGTGGTGCTGGTCGCGCATTCGGTAAGACTTATGTTGAGGGCCTGCGTCTCACTAAAGACCAAGCAATCAAAATCATAGAAACTGGGCTGAAGCAAGAGCAAGACCTGCTGCGTGCCAATAACGAAGCTAGTCAAACTATCCTGGATGCACGTCACAGTGCAGGACTTATCTCGGAAGGCCAGTATCAAGCTGAGTTGTTTAAGAACACCAAGCAGCATGAATCCGAGACGCTTGCGGCCATTGAATCAGCAACCGCTAAGCGCGCAAAAGCGTATGACAAGCGCCGCAAAGAGATTGAAGCAGCGCTCAGTGTAGCTGAAAAGTCCAAGATGGGTGATCAGCTTAGGTCCCTGCAGCAAGAACTGCTAAACCTTGATGACGCCCAGCAGACCTTCTTGGATGGGGCCAGTTCCGACAAAGCGAAGATCGCTGTCGATAGCTACATGCGCATGGAAGTTGCCATGTATAAGGCTGAAGGTCAGATCAAGAAGCTGACAGACGCTGAACGCGAGTACTGGAAGAAAGACGCTGACGAAATCAGCAAGTTGAAAGCACTGCAGCAAACTGCGGACCAGTACAAGAACATCAACACGTCTGTTCTAAGTCTGGATGTGGCTAATAAAGCCGCAGCGGAAACTGCAACCATTGAAACTGAGAAGTTCAATGCAAAACTTGCTGACATGGATATTGCGTACAAGACTGCTGAGTCTGCAGCCTTGGACTTCATGCAAACCAACATCACAGCACTTGCTGCTGGAGATTCTGCCGCCACTAAATCTTACGACTCTCTGCTCAGAATTACTGAAGCGATGAAGAAAGCCCAAGAGTCTGCTAAGGAAAAGGCTGGCAAGTCCATTGAAGATCGTTCGCAGATTGCTTTTGAGAACGCACGTAAGGCTCAGATCGAGTCTTTTGCAACTGAGATTGGCAGCGCATTTGAAACGTCGATCTTTGAAGGCGGTAAAGCTGGTAGTGCCAAGTTCGTAGCTATTCTGCGTAAGGAGCTTCTGACGAAGCCTCTGCAAGCCTTTATCAGTGCGACTATCAGTAGTCTGACCGGAGGTGCTGGCGGTACTGGTAGTAACCTGGGAAGTTTGCTAGGTGCTGGCAAGGATATTTTTAGCGCGTTTGCTGGCGGGGGCCTTGGGTCTACTGCTTCCGGAATGATTGGTAGTGGCGTAAGTGCGCTTTTCGGCGGTGTGGCTGGAAATGCAGCTATCGCTTCTGCGCTTGGTCTTGGTTCTGCGTCGGCTGCTGCTGCCGCATCAGCAGCTGCTGCTGCTGGCGGTGCCGCTGCTGCTACGGCATCGGCTGCTGCGGGTATCGGAGCAACCCTGGGAAACCTTGCTGCAACCCTTGGACCCTGGGCGCTAGCTTCGTTTGCGGTGTATGGACTTGTCAAAAAGTTCGACACCAGCGGTACACCCCACGTAGGTCAACTTGCCGAATACAGCACTGCAGCTGGACTAAAGACTAGCCAGAAGCATGGTGACTTTGGTATGGGCTTTGGCGGAGTAGATTACAACGAGGGAGCTTCAAACCTAGTGACAAGTGTGAGCAAGACACTTGTAAACATTTTTGATAGTGTTTCTAAAACCTTTGGCGGCAAGGGTGGCTACACGGTGGCTACTGGTTTTGCTGATGACTCCAGTAAAGACGGTGCTTGGGGCGGCCTGCTCATCAAGAACATGGAGAAGGTACTCGTAAACTGGAACGATAGCCGCTCCAGCAAGTGGGCACCGAAGGTGTTCGCTGACGGTGAAGCAGGCCAGAAAGAATACTTGGCAGCACTTGCTAAGGATGCTACTGCAGTCCTGAAAGAGATGAATCTCCCTGGCTGGGCTAACGATATTCTGACCGCACTTGGCGATGCTCCTTCTCTGGATGCACTTGGTACCGCAGTTGACACGATCAACGCCACTAAGACTGTTCTAGACACCCTGACCAAAAACATCAAGGGATTTGCAAACTACTCGGATGAGGCGGCTTCCGCTTTGATCCGTGCAACCGGAGGCGTAGCAAACCTTGCTACAGTTTCCTCCACCTACTACGATAACTTCTATTCCGACAGCGAGAAGGCGGCAAACGCTACCCGGGATGTTACGGAAGCACTTGCTAAGTACAATATCAGCCTCCCCACTAGCCGCGATGAGTACCGCAAACTGGTGGAGCAGTATGCTGCAATGGGCAAGGATGGAGCAGAGACGCTTGCAGTGCTGCTGGGTCTATCTGGTGCCTTTGCAGGTATTGTGCCTGCTGCTGAGGGCGCAACAGACGCTGTAGTATCTGCTGCCGATAAACTTGCTAAGGTCAACGATCTGAACATCCTGCTGCTACGTGCACAAGGCAAGGAAACTGAAGCGGTTGCGCTGGAGAGAGCCAAAGAACTTGCGGAACTTGAAAAGTTTGGGCCAGAAGCTAAGGCAATCCAAGAAGAAATTTGGAAACTTACTGACGCAGCAGCTGCTGCTGCAGCTGCACTCGAAAAGAAAAACAAACTCGATGACTTGGGTATTGCATTGCTG